AACGGGTCGCTCAGTCCCAGGTTCACGGAAATCAACACGGTCGAGATGAGGATAATACCTCCAACTTGGAAGTGCATATTCCACGAAAGGGAATACGCTCTCCAGTCTCTCGGACCACTCACTGAATTCGAATTTCGCGTTTCCGCGGACTCGATCGGCGGTGGCTCCAGGACCGTGCTTTGGGATAATGAAGGGCCATTCAGGGTTTGAAACCCTGGATGATTCCTCTTGGTCATCATAGAGAGCCTTATCGACTCTCGAGAGAACCTCATTCCAAAGGAGACCCGAAATCTGTCCGAATTTAGATTCTTGCGAATCTGTTCGAGCAGAGTCGGATCGCTTGACTTCCGCTTCACAATCGACAAATCCCCTCATAGCTGCGTCCCACCTCTTTTGGGAGGCGGGAACCTCAATTTTGCTGAAAAACAGCGTAAGCTGCCTGACAGCAAAAATCGCATCTATGTCGGGGCAGTCGACCAAACGGCCGCTCAAAGGATCGAAAATGAGCTGAAGGAAACCTCGCAAAAATGCGGGGAGACCTGCATGTCTCTTGAAACCAAGAAACATGTCGTCAGCTACATAACCAAGGTCCAGGCCTCTTTCGAGGTCTTTTCCAAAGTTAGGTAAGGTAATTCCTAAAAAGGAAAGACCCTCACCTTCGATCCGACGCTCGACAGTTAAACTGTCGCGCGCGGTGCTTACGCAGCATGTATCGCCCAATTCCTGGGCGAGTACACGCCAGAGCATCGTAAGGCTTTTCATCCATCCCTCCAAACGTGAGGTAGTGGAATCCATAGCCATGATCGGGAGCCTTAATGGATCCCTTTCCGATACTCAGACGACTGGCTAGCTTTCGCTAGACAGCACCTTCGTCACGTTGGCGTCGGTGCACCAACCCAGCAGACCCTTGACATGAGTCAAGAGTTCTGCGTTGCTGTACGACGAATCGGCGGGCTCATCCACAACGAGGTACGCAGCAGCGTCAACCTCGCGTGAACGATTCGCGTCGAAAACGTCTGCAGCAACCTTGCTGGTATCGAGTCGAACGACCCGACGCACCCGACCACGCTGAGTGGTAGAGTGCGAGATCGTCAGAGACAGGGTCTCGTCACCATTGGTGTACGAGGCAGTCCTGTCCCCGACCTTCACACGCGGAAGCGTGTTAGGGTTCGAGTCGAGAGTAACAGTCTGAGGATCGGCAAACATGGCAATGCTCCTTTGTGGGTAGAAGTCCACACTAGGGTAGTATGGACAGCGAGCAGCGATATACATATATCGCTGAGAAGCTGGAAATTACCAGCCTACTTTGCTCCCCTTGGATAAACCAAGGGCAACAAGAATGGCCCACTGACGAGGAGAAAACTCCTCGGCAGTTAGGCCAAATCCGTAAGGCGTCGCTCTCCTTCGCAGTTTGGACTCGGTAGAAAACCGCTGCCAACCTGTATAGGGAATCGAACCTGCGCCTTGGCGCAGACGAAGCCCGGAGATAGAGTAGGTTTTTGTCGTGGAACTATGTTCCATAACGAAACCATACTTCATGACGAGGCCGTCGGTCAGGAGCATAGAGATATTAGACATAATATCTCCCATGCTTGTAACCCAATCGGCGGCCCAAGACCAGGGCGTGAGATTCCAGATTACCTCTGGAGTCGGGAGGATACCATACAGATGATTATACTTCTGCATGAGATCTTTCAACTTTCCCATATCA